TCTTCAGTAAATGAAGACCCCTGTTTTGTAAGTTCAAATTTGTAAAATACACCAGAACCTGATGCCGCAGTGATTTGCTCATTTGCGTTAGATGTCCATGCAGTAATTGTATTTCCTGAATTTCCAAGAATCCAAACCGCATTTAATCCACCAGTACTTGCATTTCTACAATCTAATTGAAACCCACTTTCTATATAACAACTCATTTTTTTTTCAGTTTTTAATTTTAAGGTTTATTAGTTTATGCTGCAACTACCCAAGAGTCAACAGAGAATACACCCACACCATAAGTAGCGTGTAAGTTTAATTTTACAATGTCCTCAAATGGGTCATACATTGCTCTTTGTGTCATCATCTCAGCATTCATACCAACCATAATGTATTGTGCAGGACCTGCATATACTTTACTTTGACCTGTAAGACCTTGAGTTGGAACTACTCTTACATTTGAACCTGGAAGGATAACACCCCAATCAGAACCTTCAGTAGCAATACCAGTTGGGTCTGTGAACAAGTTGATGAATGAGTTGTTTCTCATTGATGCTACCAAAGCTCTGTAGTCAGAATAACCACAATAGATAACTAAGTCATCTCTGTGTAATACATTCTCAGGGATATTTTGGTAGTAAGTTGTGAATACATCTAAACCATTTGTTGCAGTAGCAGCAGTGTAAGAAATTTGACTTGCTCCATTACCTGAAGTAATCAATCTAATAACACCATCAAAACATTGACTGTTATAAACAGTTGCACCAGTCGCTGTAGAGTTTCTCCACAATTGTAATTCTATTTGGTTAGCAGTTCTGTTTGCGATATCTTCAAGAATTATTTCCTCAAAAGGAACTGACTCTTGGAAATTAGCATCAGTTAAATACTGAGACAAATATGTATCATACAAATTGTAAGGACATAACTGTTGGTTTACTTTTTTATTACACAAATTAATTGTAACGACATTTTGAACAGTGTCTCCTGTTGGGTCAAAACCACAAGCAAGGTCTTGTAAAATAACATCATTTGTTACGAAACCTACTTTTTCAGTTGTACCTTTTAAGTTTGGTCTAACAGATGAATATTTTGGTAACGTCAAACCTAAGAACGCCTTAATCAACATATCATCACCGTATGAGTTATATGTTGGAAGCGATGCTAAATCATAGTTAAAAGAGAAGGATGATACCTCACCTTTTTTATACATTTTCTTTTCCATTTTATTTTCTAATTTAATTTATTTTTTTAATGCATTTCTCAAGAAAGCAACTTTCGCATCAGCAATATTTTCTTTTGCAAAGGTCTTACGTGCCACTGGTTTATCAAACACAGGGGAGTTCTTGAAATCCTCATAATCGGTTTTATAGGAATCAAATTCCTTGCTGAACTTGGACATCATTGATACCATTCCTGACATCGCCTCCTTCATTTTTTTCATTTCATTTTTGTAATCTTCAAGTGATAAAGAACCTTCTGCAGTTTCATCAGGATACTTCACTCCTGTGATTTCACCCTTACCATCTACGGTTAGGACGATACCAGAATCAGTGGTGTGCTCCCCTTCAGGTGCGGATACTTTTTCATCTTCTTTTGTGATTACATACAATTTTTGCCCGACTTCAAATTTGCCATCTTCATCGGTTAAAATCTTAGTTCCATCTGCTAATGTTGCTGTTGTCATTGTTACTTCGTTCACTTCAATTTCAGTTGAGGCTTCTTCTACTTCTTGAATTCTAGAAATACGTGAATCCTCACCTACTACTAAAAGAATACCATCACGAGTTTTGTGTTCTCCACTCGGAGCAGGTTTCAATATAGAATCTTCTCCAACAATAAATAATTCATCTCCAATCGAAAAAGGGGACTCACTATTATTGGTGATAGTTGTCATGTTGTCAATTAACTTGGTTACAGAAAATTTTTCAGATTTAAACTTAAGACCTAACAAGTCAGCGATTTTGTTTAATGCTTCTGTTGCTATCATTAATTTTAAGTTATTTTTGTTTATTTGTTTTTTTGTATTAAATACAAAATATTACGTAGATAAATATCACATTGTTTGTAAGACAGAAAAAAATTAATTTCCATAGAAAGAATTTAGAATATCAATAACTTTGCTTAAAATAACTTCGTCTCTTTTTTCTCTTGAAAAATTAAGTAGGAAATTGCCTTCGACACTGGAACCCCGAATTTTTCTTTCTTTAATTAATTTTAAAACCTCGTTACCTTCAGGTGTGTCCAATACTTTATAAGCTGACATCCAAGTTCCAAAAGGAAGTTGTTCTTGTGTAAAACCTAATTCATATGATTTATCTTTTTCACCTTTTATTATCCAAGTTTCTACGAGAACCAAATCTTCAAACTTTTTATCTGAATGTTCATAGTTGGTCATACGATTTCTTAATTCTGACATGAACTTATCCCTAATAGTAACAATGGTTTGTGGTGTAAATTTTACGTAATATTTTTCATTAGTTACCTCATCAATTCTTGGAATTAAAATATCCGGTATCATCAATGGGGTATATATCATTCTCTCTTCAGTTTTTGCTGCAAAGAGTTGTTCTGTATTTTTATTCAAGTTTGGTTTACATACATCACCAAATACACATTCTATATCTTTCATATAAGATACAGAGTTCATGTTCTGTTGTGATATGATATAAGCGACCTCTGATTTTCTTTTTGTTTCAGGACTAAAGTATCCGTTGTTTGGTAATGACTTTGGTGGGACACCAGCAATTCCATCTGCCATTCCCTGGTCTACCATATTATTCTCTTGAAACAAATATTTTCGCCAAGCGTGAATACAATTAGGCCCCCCCTTATATAAGTATTTGCTATAAGATTCTCCATTATGTCCAAATTCTTTATTGGTATCTTTTAATAAATCTATTTCTAATCTACGGAAATATCTATTCTCTATTGAATCACAGAAATCTCTGTCAGGTGAACCTGATAATATTCTTTCATATTTGAAATATACGGTTGGTGTCTTATGGTTTCTCCTGTAGATTTCTTGTTCTGTTGAACCTCTCATCGCTCCTGTAATTGATTCAAACTTTTCAAGGTCAGTCTCAGCTAAGAACTTTAACAATTTAACTGTTTCAATTTCTTCTTCAGTATAATCTTCAACACCAAATGATTCAGGGTGTGTCTCACAAGCCATATAACCCTCATCATGTGAATGATGACCAACACAACCAATCATTGTTGCGTGCTTCTCAGCATCTTCAATGGTCTCAAATATTGGATTTCCATCTATGATTCCAATTTGACCAGGAAACATTTGAAACTTTTCAAACTCTTCTTTTGGGACACAATTTGGAACCTCACGACCATTTAACATTTTTGTTCCAATTGCAATATAACCCTCCCAACATGCGTCTTCCAATCCCTCAAATAGTCCACCAACACCACAACCACAATCTCCTTCAAATAATACTGGTGGTAATTCTTGTTCAACCAACATTGAGTCCGTATCACCAGTTGATGGATAGTTCTCGTATGATGGTAATCCTCCAATATCATAATCAAATTTAATTGCTATAGGTCCTAATTCTTGTCTAACATTAAAATCTGAATCATAATGTCTTGGTAATTCCATTCTTCTAATCAAATCTACCTTCTCAGCTCTTGATGAATACAGTTGGATTGCTGTTATAGGAATACGATATTCATTGGTAAAATCAATAAGGTCTTGAGTTGGTAATCCTTGTATGAATATAATTGGTAATGAACCTCGGCTCATTTCATTTTTAAACATTCTTAATCCTGTAGGGGTCTTTAAAGTTTCCCACTCAAAACCAACTCTTGTTGTTGAAAACTTTCTATTCTCCCACATACCGTAACATTGTCCTGCGGCTTGGTCTTGAGTCTTACCCTCGTTTATAACATAGGATATGCAACGACCAATAAACTCGTCTTTGGATTCTGTTGAACCTGGTCTAACAAAGTCTTGAACTCCCATCTCTAATTCCTTTAAGATGGAATCTACCCACTCCAATGCTGGTTTACCTCCCCATAAGTCATAAGAGATGGTTCCATTGTCATCGTAGTTTCCTGTATAATAAGTTGCGGCTCTTTCCAAATATGATTTCATTCTCTTTACAGTCTCCAATGAAATCTCATCACGAGAACAAAGTTGTTGTGCTCTGATTTTTCCTGTTTGAGTTGCTGCAGGATTTCCCCTTTCCTCATTCTCTTTGATGGCACGACATGCCTTTGCAGACACATTGTCAGGTGCCTTGTAGAATTTCTGTTTATTGAAATACATTAATTCCTGCTCAATTGCAGGATACTCTACCCACGCCACTTCAAATACACCAGTGTCACCTGATATTTCGGGGTTTACTTCAAGTTCTATTACTTTATACATCTTTAATAAATAGTTATATTAATACTGACTTAATCTCTCAAGTTGTCTTGCTGTTTCTTGTTTAGCGGTAATATCAGATTCTACAACATATGCTCTGATTGGAGTGTTTCGTTGTTTTGCAATTGCTTCAACAATTCTTGAATCATCAAGTGCTGGAGTAATTGGTTTTCCTCCACCTGCTTGGTTTATTTGGTCTAATAGTCCCATGTAGTTTATTGTTGATGTTCTGTTGATAACTGCTTCATTTCCTTCTAACTCAATTCCACCACCGGCAAATTTAACTCCACCATATTCATGTGAAGGTCCTGAGACCAATCCACCACCAGCGAATTTACCACTAGAGATTTTACCACCTCGTCTGTAAGAATCAATATTTGCCAACTGACTACCAATAATACCAACTTGTATTGCGTTAAATGCGACAATTGCTGCCCCACCAATTAGAGCTCCAATACCACCTGTGATTGCCGCTAATTTGGTTATAGCTTCTGCGGTGTTTGCTAAGGCTTGAGCTAAGGATATTCTTAATGCTGTTTTTGCTGCCTTCTTTTCAAGTGCTGCCTTTTGAATTTGGAATGATTTTTCAGCCTCCAATCTTTTTTGATTTGCTGCTGCAGAATCACCAACAATTGACGCTTGTATTCTTTGGTTTCTTTTTTCTAATTGGTCAAATTGTGCATCAAAATAAAGAGATGTGGTTTGAGACAATGAGTTTAGTGCTGCTTGAAATACTTCAATGTTGGCTTGAATATTTGAAATTCTTGTTTGAAATACCTCTTGTTCTTCTGTAAGGGCATTATTTTGTTTCTCTAAATAGAAAGCAATAATCTTATCAATTTCTGCCTCACTTAGATTTGTAATGTCAATTTTCTTGTCAGCAAAAGCCTGAACAATATCTATTCTCTTTTGTGCTGAAGTCTTATCATCATCTACAACAATTTTATTTTGTTCTTGGGTATACTCATAAAACAAATCCAAGTTGTTTAAGAATACACGGGATTGTACACCACCTTGAACTTCTAATGCTTTGGTTCTTTCATCTTGAACTTGAAATAAGAATGTTCTGATTTGAGCTTCTTCAGCAACAATATTTTGAACGGTCTTATTTAATGCGTCTGATTGAGCCTTAGATAATTCTTCAATTAAATTTTTCCCCTCAGAAGCAAACTCACCATACTTTTCTTTAAGGTCTTTTCCTTGTTCTTCACTTAATGCTTTAGTTTTAACTAAATTATCAATTGTTGCCTTAAATTGTTTTTCTGAGAAATTTGTACCAAATACATCTTTATATTGTTTAACTAGTGCATCTGTGGTCTCTTTTGTAAACTTTTCAAGATTGTTTAATTCATCTGATAATTTGATGGTAGATTCTGTTATCTTTACAATTTCACCATTAACACTTCTTTCAAATTGAATATCACCAGTTGCAATTGCAATATTTTTAACAATACCAAGATATTCTTCTAATGCTGTAGGTGTGAAAATATCCTGAACTCCTTTAGGTAACTCTTTTACAACCTTATTAAAATCTTTGTACTGTTGAATTAGAGTCTGTGTTGCCTCAAGTGCCTCCTTAGTAATAATACCTTTTTGAAATTTTAATGAAACGTCATCCAAAGCATTATTTGCGGTAATTGCAAAATCTTGAATTGATTGATTTAATGCCCCCGTACTTAATGTTTTTCTTAGACCTTCAACAAATTCCCCATAAACATCTGTGGTTGATTCTAAAGTATTTTTTAAAACTTTAAACTCACCATCAATAAATTCTACCTCTAAACCAATTTCTCTAAACTTATCTTGAATTGTATCAGGAATGAAACCATCAATTGCAGATTTTAAATCTTTGATTGTAGTTAAAACTTCTGGTTCACCAATGTCAATCTTCTCAGACTCAGCAATCTTATTAAAGGCATCAACGGCTTTCTGTAATGAATCTATTTCATCGTTGAGGGCATTTTCTAAATCTTTAGCTAATTTAATTTGTGTTTCAGTTGCTTCAATATTGTCATCCTTAGCATCTGTATTCTTATCTATGTTCTCAGTATTTTCTTTTGTTGATTTAGTATATTTCTCTGTTCCACCAGTAATTTCCTCAATTA